TAGATCTTCATATCTCTGGATGTCGGCTGCCCAGCGCTTGAAGTACATATACACCATCATTGCGCCAGAGTAATCTTTGTTCACGTGGAAGTCTTGAGATCCGCGATTCTTCCACCACATAGCGTTCTCGTGATGGTCGAAGATTGCTATCGGAAGTCCTGAAGAGAGGAATCCCTCTCGATACTGTGTCGGTGCGAAGTTAGTGAATATGATCGCGTCATATCGATCTTTGTTCTCCATGAACCTCTTCAGAAGCTCGTCCTGCTTTCTGTAAGATGCGAATAGAACGTCGCATCTATTGTAGTATTTCTTCAGAATGATAGACGCTACTGCACCGTTCATGCTATAAGAAGTTACGTTGAGTATTCTAAGATTTCTGTTTTTCCAGTTCATTTTTCTGCTCTGTGTCTGATTGCTATTAAAATATAAGAAAAGTGCTTGTTGTTGTAAACCCAGATTCGAGAAGAGTCACGGAGATTATCCGTGACTCTGTTGTTTTACTTCGTGAACGGTCTAAGATAGGAGTAAAAGAGAAAAAGAGTTACGACCGCTCAACCAGTATCTCGTTACTACTTCAGATCACTTAGGAAGCTGTCCGTGTCTTCTGAAGACGGAGTCTCGTCCCAGACGTCTTCTGGTGAGTTCTCGCTTCTTACTGACTCGTTAGTTCCAGCTTCATTTCCCGGAACTACTCCAGGAATGATAGCCTCCCAAGTCGTGTTTCCGTTAGCGTCTGTGGTCTTCTTGAACAGCTTCTCGCCCTCGACAAACTTCTCGTAGATTCCGAGCACGCTTTCGAAGGTCACGGCGCTGATGTCCTTTTCACAGTTCTTCAACGTGAAGAGTGATTCATCGATCGCCTTGATCTCAGATTCAGAGAGAGGATTGTTGTTCTTGTCACTGATCGGCTTTCTGTCTCCGAAGTAAGAGTCTTTCGGGTTTGGACCGTAGGAAGTCTGCTTAGCCTTGAAGATCAGGTTTGCGCCCTTGTAGTAGTCAAAGACGTTTACACCCTCGATGAAGCCCTTGTCTGGATCGTTCTTGCTTGTCATCTTATCTAGGATCTTCTCCATGATCTGGATGCCGTACTTGAATCGATAGACCTTGCCCTCAGTGTCAGGTGCGCCAGGATTTTTGACGATGTATACGTTCGATATGAACGTTCTCTTAGCCTTCTTCTTGCAGATGTCTTTAGCCTTCTCTTTCGGGAATGCCTTGAACACTGCAGAATTCCATTCGCAGATTGGACACTTGTTTCCGGCTTTCTTGATGCAGTCTACGACGTGCCACTTTCCATCAGTACCCTTGAAGGAGTGTGTTCTGTTCTCGACGAACGGATTAGTCTCTGTCACTGGCTGGGGAAGAAGACGCATCACGATCTCGCATTCGCCGTTGATCATAGCTGGGATGAACTCGTGATCTATTTCGAAGCTGCCTGAGCTTTTCTTAGCTGCTGCGTCCGAGATCTGCTTGAAGTAGTTGTCAAAATTGCGCTCTAACATATTATTACCTTTATTGTTCCTTTATTGTTCCTTTATTGTACCTTTATTGTTCCTTGCCGTCTCGATCGAATTGATTTTCGAAGGGACATAATATATATAGAAATTTATCGTCGTGAGAGATTTCAACCGTGATAGAACACGTTGCTCAGATCGATCCCGCAGTCGACCAGATATTTAGCCATCTTTACGAACTTGTTGTACTCCTCGTCTCTTGACTTAGCTAGATCTATACCGAAGCCGTCGTTGTTCTTCCAGATCTGAATGTAGAGATGAATACCGATAGATCCGTCACATACGAACTTGTATAGAAGATTCTTCTGGTCGCTGTCTAGATTCAGAACGCTAACGTGCTTTGCAGATTCTTCCTTGAGCCACTTTATCTGCCTGTCAAGATCAGACGGCTTGTACATCTCGATTCCGTCTAATCTTCCGATCTCTCCGACATCTACAGCGTTGTATACTGGCCTGTTGCTCTTTCCCTTCGGCTTATACAGTTCTCCGTTCTTCTTTCTCTTCAGGAACTTTCCATTGTTCCGTCTTATGTACTCGCCGACTAGATAGACTTTGAACGTAGACATGTTCAATATTCCAGACTCGATCTCGTTAGCTGCTCTGGACATCTTGTCAGTGTTAAATCTGTGTACTCTCATTCCCTTTCCGAACGCTATCTCTGCCTCCATCTTATCCTGCGCTAGAGGCCACGCTGCCTCGTTGAACACGTTCTCTAGATTGAGACTAGCTGACGTCTTTCTAATCTCTCGATTGAATAGATAGATTATCGAGTACAGATCGTTCTTGTTCATTCACTCACCTTATCAAAAATTTGCTCATCTTCTCTTGGGATCTTCCATTCTTCTTTCTCAGCTCTAGATAAAGAGCGTCATATAGATTCGTCTGAAGGAGAGTCAAAAGCTGCTTCTCGTCGAAGCAGTCTTCCATCAGATACTTGCAGATGTCTATGACGCTTATCTGGTGAGTCAGATGGATGTGCTCTAGAGTGCTGTTGAATAGAATGAAAGCGTTGAGATCCTTCTTCTTGATTATCGGTATCAGACATTTCGGAAGCCTGGACTCTTCGTCTATGTCATACATGTCGTATCCCTGACGAGCTAGAATGTCGAAGAATTCTCTCTTAGCAGTCTCTTTCTCTAGCTCCTCTATTCTGTCATCGCTGTCTAACATATCGACTCCTACAAAATGTTGTTTATTCGGTCCAGATTCACTTTTGCGTTAGCTATGTACGCGTTGTCTGCTACGTCCGAGTTATTATTGTCTGGCTGCTTTTGTTCCTCTTTCGATTCTTGAGGCTGAACTGGCTGAGGTTGAACTGGCTGAGCTGGCTGAATTGGAGATATAGACGGAGACTGCGCCTTAGTGTTCAAGTCGTAGATCTGCTGCTTGTCGATAGATACTCCTATCATCACTTCGGTTCCCTTGTTGTTCTTTAGACGGGTCTTAGCTACCTTCAGCTTGTACATCCCGTTCTCAAGCATCGTCTTGTCTTGCGTAGCAGCTAGCACTGCGTCCAGCTTCATAGTAGATCCGTAAGAGTCAGCCACGTCGTTGAGGTCCACGTCTGCGCTGTCGAAGCCTCCTCTGTTAGTCTGTAGGGCAGTGACGATGGGAATTCCCATTCTAGTGCAGATAGCGCCTCTCGTCTCAGCTGCGACTCTCTGAAGGATAGTGTTAGTGTTGAGTGTCGGGTTCGGACGTCCGTTCGGAATCATGCATCCGATGTAGTCAAGGAAGATGATCTCTGGAACGAAGTTCTTCTTCTCTTTTAGATCTTTTAGAACAGTGCATAGCTTCATGCAGTTGGCTGTGGCGTCAGGGAGCTCTACGATCTTCAGATGGCTCTTCGTCATCTCTTTCATTCTATTCTTCAGAGCTATGAACGAGTTCTTGTTCATCATCTTCATCTGGTCTTGAGTTATGCTGAAGATGTTCTGCATCATTCTCAGAGCTATCTTCTTGTCTGGATCTTCCATCGTGATGTATAGCACGTTGTGTCCAGCAGCCATCATATTAGACGCTATAGAAGCCATGATGAGGGTCTTTCCGATGTTAGTCGAAGCAAGGACGCCTATCATCACTTTCTCTGGAACACCTCCGTTCAAGAGATTGTCTATCTCCTTCACTCCGGTTCCTATGACGTTGATCGACATCGACAGAGCGTCGTATATCTCTTCGAGGTCGTCCATGAGATCGAGACCGATTTCTGTGTCGAACGTGAAGGACTCAGCGTCTGCCATCCTCTGAGAGAATGTTCCGTCCATCTCAGAGTAGTTCTTTCCAGACATCAGCCATTCTTGGACGTCTAGACTCACCTGATACATCAGCTTCTTTCTGATGAATGTCTGAATCTCGTCTAGGATGTACTCGGTGTTCGCTTCTTCGTCTGGTATAGCTAAAGCTGCGTCTAGCTCTTCTAGAGCGCTAGTATCGCTTCTGAGCATGTTTCTGGATTCTATGACATTCGGAAACTTTCCGAACTTCTCGATATAGTCTACTATCTTAGAGACTATCAACTTTATGTTCTGATTCTCTAAGAACCAGTCTGGTGTCAAATACGGCGTTATTCTGTCTTTAACTGAGGAGTTGAAAAACAGCGTCTTCAATATCAGATGCGGAAATTGTAAGTTTACCATACAGTGTCAAAAGTAGAAAAAGAGCGGATGACTATATTTCGCGCCATCCGCTTTGTGAAGAGAAAAATTACTCTTCCTCGTCTCCATCTGAGAGGATGACTTCTCTCTGCTCGCCGTTCTCTCTCTTAGCCTCTTCGATCTCTTCAGCGCTGTACTTCTTGAAGATTCCAGCGCCGTCGAGCTCTGCGTCCTCGTTCTCGTCGCCATACTCTTGACGGAATTGCTCTTCTTGGTCGTCAGCCATAGTCGGGACAGACTCGTCAGTGATCTCGACAGCGCCATCGATGAGATCCATGACGTTGACCTGAGAAGATATGAGCTTGGTGTTGACGAAGCTGAATCGGTCTTCCATGAAGTCCACGAACTTCTGGTCTCTGTACAGAGGCAC